GCAGCTTTTTTTGTTTGATCAGGGGCAAAGCCTAGCTTTACAAGAACACCATCTACCCATTGCATAAACTCACCTGAGTTAGCAGAGTCCTTCATGGCATTAGACTTATAAAAATCTTTAAGCAAAGTATCTAAAGCAGTTTTAGTTGCGCCAGTTGCACCATCTCTTAATTGTTTTAAACGTGCCTCATTAGAAATTGCTGAACCTCTCATAGAGGCATATGCTAAAGCACCACCAAGAGGAACCATTGCAGTAACACCTAAAGCTACTGCTCTCATAACTTTGTAGCCAGTAGTATTTTCATATTCCATTCTAGCAACAAATTCTTGATCTGACATACCTGCATAGTCAATGCCAGTATCTCCTTGGTTTGCATTTGGATCTCTACCCTTGCCAAACCTTTCGTTGTTTGCATTAAGAGTTTGTATTACTACATCTGCATCTGTTTCTACTGCATCTTCTTCAGGCTTAACGTACAAAGTAAATCCGGGTGGGATAGGTTCGTGAGCTATGCCATTAATAAATGTAATAATCTTAACGTCACCAGCTTCATTTCTGTATTCTTTTGCAGTTATTTCTACGCTATTTGTATAGGCATCATAGTCAGGAATTTTACTAGAATCAAATGTAGGTACATCTGCAGTGTCTAGTTCTCGTTGTCCACTAGTAGTTTCTTCAGGTAATCGTATTCCGGGCGTTCCACCTTCTTGAAAGTTTTGCACAGGTACAAATCCACCATCTGCAAACTCCATAGGTTCACCTTTACCACCTACAACTACTAAGTCAGCCATACCAAATGGCATGTCATCGTCCATAGTTGCTTCATCAGAATTACCCATCTGACCCATAGCTTCCATTTTCTTTAAACCCATTTTAGCATCTTGACGTATTTGCATTAGTTTGTCAAGCCCTACAAAACGAACTACATCTTCAGGAAATATAAACTCACCTTCGCTGACGTTGGCAGGTATGTCATCACGTACACCTTCTTTAGTGCCGCCTACAGGTACTTCATTACCAGAGACTTCATCTATCGTTCCACCTTCATCTTTAAGGCCACCATCACCGAATAGTTCCATTTGATTGTTCATTGGTATTGCTCCACCTTGTGCCATATCTGTTTGTTTTCTTGTACTTGATCTGCTTATAGCGTACTCTATAGCATCTTCTATGTACCTAAACTCTGGAAGTTCTTCACCAGTAAGGTAATCTATAGGTCCATTTTCTTTTACATAGTTTCTTATTTGGTCTTCTGTATGTTGCCTACCATCTTCTGACACAGTTGGCATAGTATAAAATTTACCATCTATTTCAAATGTTGTAGAACGTTCAGAATAGTCTTCTCCTGTTTCTGGGTCATTCCAAATAGTTCTACCCGTAACTGTTTTTTCTCCTGTATCTACAGGTTTATTATCAGCCATTCTTTAAGACTTCTTCCCTAAGTAAAAGTAACCTACGCAAAGTATGTATAGAACCTTGCGCCCGAAAAACTACAGTACTATCTTCTGCTTGTTCTATAGTTTTGTGTTGTTGTTTAATTAAATCTTCTATGTAGTTATTGAACTGGTCCCATTCCTGCTGGTTGACCACCAGCGGCTTGAGGTTGTTGAGTAGGTTGTTGTTGTTGCGCATTTCCTGTAAATCCTTCCTGTCCCGGTGATGGTACGCCACCTGTACCTATCGTAGCCCCACCTGCTCCTGATGGGTCTACTTGTGGTTGTCCTTCTTCTGGGGTAGGTTGTTCTTGTTGGAAGCCCTTCATTATCTCTGCCTGTATTGCAGCTTCATCCATGTTGTTGGTAACTTTATCTGGATCAAGTTCAAGAGACTTTGCAATCTCACGAATAATATATGGGAACTTAGTAAACGGTGCAAGGGAAGGTTGTGCAGCAATTTGCATAAATTGTGTAAGGCGTTGACTACGTACTTCGTTAGCCATAAGACTTTCAGTACCACGTGCTTTAACTTCTAAGTCACCTTTAATATCAGGATCAAAGTCAAACTGCATATTAAACCGAAATAGACCCTCCCCTAAAGGGCGCAATAAGTAATCATCAATGTTCTTGACAACGGACTTAATACTACCCTGTGCCGCACCCATAAGCATTGATATGCCTGAAGCTGTACGCCCTACACCTGTAACACCTGTTTGCCCATGTGCAAAGCTAGGAAAGCCAGTGCTTTCGTCTGCCAGTACACGTGCTTTATCAAACAACTGCAAATTTTCTCCTGATACATTAGGAAACTTAGTACCAAAGATTGCCTGTCCGGGTGCGCCACCTTGACGCCTAAACACTTTACCGGGATACACAGATAAATCCTGCCCCGGCACTAAGTTAGTCTCATCAACCTCGATCAATAAGTTACCTGACAGTACAGCATTGTCTACTGCCATACGCATAAAACCGTTCATAAGGGTCTGTGTGTCATCCATATTTTCAGCTATACCTACACCAAAGAATGAATAAGGATTTAGCTCATAAGGTGCAGCATGGTAAGGAATACGTGCAGGTTTAAATGGATTAATAACCATTCGCAATACTTTGTTATTACAGATCCACACATTAGCTTGTAACTCATCTACTTCGCTAAGTTCAGAGGGTATATCTACTCCCTGTTCTTCAAGCATAGATACATCTACTGTACCCCAATACTCTAGTACTTCGTATCTTTCTACGCCATGTTCAGGTGCGTAGTCAGATAGATCATCTTCCCAAGATTCTTTGTTGTAATTTTCACCTAGTTCAATAGCTTCATCAATTACTGAGTTACGAAAGAAAGGACGTTGTTTAAGTTGTCTAATCTGTGATCTGGACATTTTATGACGCTCAATTACATACTGAGCTTCATCCATATTATTGGCATCAGGATCTGGATAAAAGTTCCACACGGATACGTGCGATACCTGTGGTATTGTTTTAATTATAGGATTATAGTTACCTTCTTCATCCCATTGTGGATACTCTTTGTCTACGGCAAATGGACCCTTCATTACACCTGTACCAAACAGAGCCATTTCAAATGCAGTATTGCGAAGGTGTTTACTTGCATTAGATTCTTCTAATTGATCTTGTATTTTCTTTTGCATTTTCTTTGCTGCAACCATTGCAGGACTAAATGTAACTGCAGTAGGTGTAAGACCTACACCTTCTTTTAAACCATCCATGTCTTTTAGCTTGTCAGTAAGTGGGCCTAGCATTTCACCAAGAGTTTTTGCAGTTGCGCCTTTAGGTAACTCTTTACCGTCACCCTTATATCCATACGGACTTACTTCTTTGTCTACATCGGATTCTTTAATTTGCTCTGGTTCTTTAGGATCAAAGTGTACATCTGCAACTACACCCTCTGGTAATTCAGTAGGGTCAACTGTAAGAGGAAACTTATTATTTGCAAACATTACGGACTCTAACTGTTGATATGCCGCAAGAGTTTTTGTTTTAGTTACTTTAATAAATACCCTAGATTTTTCTACTTCTGTAAACTGTACGTCTGGTCCGTATATACCACGGTAGTTTCTATAGGCATCTAACCAACGAGTTTCATCTTGTTGACGATAATCTTCTGCACGTTTATACCTACTTTGAATGTAAGGAATAATGTTATTAGTTTTATAATCGTCTACATTAGACTCATCTGTATCTTCTAATACAATTGACTCGTCTTCAATAAATGTGTTATCTTCTTCCATCTAGGTTTCCTTAATATCCGAATTTAGAATCTGCTACTGGCATACTGTTTGTAGGAGTGCCACGAACATCATAATCCCATATACTAAATCTTGGTCTTGACATAATACCATATCTTAGAGCATCATACAAGTGGTCTTCTGAGTGTGTATCTACATCTTCTGGGTTCTTTTTATCCAGAGGTATTGCAGGTAATTGTGATATTGTTTCTCTACAAGTGTCAAAGAATACTAACCTTGGTTCTTCTGTAAAATCATCTACCTGTAAACGTCTATGTATTTCATTCTTACCTGCTACACGTGAGCCTTTACTTCTATCCGATGGACGCCAACGACATCCACGCATAATCATTTGTTCTGCCAAAGAAGGGCCAGTATCACCACGTTTATGCCACAAAGAACTATCAAGAACCCCGTAACGCATGTTACCATCGCCAGCCTCTTCCTCAAGTACCATGTCAGCTAAGTCAACTGCAAGAACCTTTGATACATATAACTCTCTATATACTACCAACTGTTCACTAGGACTAACTGCAAACCAAAGTACACCTGTATAACTTCCATATCCATAGTCACAGGCTCTAAACTTTACCCAGTTACTAGGAATAACAAAGGGTTCAACTACGTGTATACTTCTGTTAAACTCTGTAAAGGCTGCACCTTCTTTAATATCCCAATCACCATCTAGTAACTGTCTTCGTTGTTGTTCTGGTAACGATAGAAGCATTGCTTCGTAGTCACCTTGTTGTGCCAAGTAAGGATTATCTTTTAGTCTTGCAGGTATAAACCTACGTTTGAATAATGGTCTTCCTGCCTTTTCATGTCCTGCAGGATACTTTAACTGTTCTCCTGTTTCAATGTCTGTAGCTATGTATGATTTACCTGCAGGTGCAGGATCAATAAACATTTTCTTTACCCAACCATGACCCCTTCCACCGGGGTTAGTAGTTGCCCTCATGGAAAGAGGAAGGGTAGGGTCTGCCGATCTCAAGCGACTGCGCATGTAAGACCAAGCAAAAGGTGTAGCCCACTGTGTAAGTTCGTCAAAGCCAATCCAACTAAATGCTAAACCTTGGTATCTTGTAACGTCTTGATCTTTATCTAAGTAACTTAACCACAGTTTAGCACCTGATGGTGCAGTCCATTGCATCTTACGTTCTGACCATTTAATACCGGGCCAAATCTTTGGATACATTTCCTGTGATTTAGTGATAAGTTCTCTTAGTTCTTCTGTAGTATGTCGTAGTAGTAAGCCTGAAAATGCAGGATTGCCCATGTAGCGTAGTGGATCTGCAAGCATTGCATACGATTTACCACCACCTGCACTGCCACCATATAGTACTTCACGTTCACTTGCGGCAAGAAAATCTGTCTGTGGCCCATCATTAGGTTTAAAGATTACATTGTATTCTTCTTCAATCTTGTCAGTAAACTTTTCTAGTATTACTGCAGGGCTAGGCTGCTTTTTCTTGACCTTCGTTACTTGCTTCTTCTTTTGCACCGACTCTTTTGGCTTCGATTTCTTCCGCTTTGGCGATTGCCTTTTTTGCATAGTCTGCCCATCTGCGTAGGCTTCCAGCTTTGTTTTTTCTTTGTCGCTCATTGTCCAACCGTTTCTTTAATCCTACGTGTGAGATTGACCTACCTGTATTTCTGGTAAGCCAGTTTGCTACTTCTCGATACGAATACTGCTTTATGTATTTCTTTGCTTGCTCAAGCATATCAAGTTCGTAGTCAATTGGCAAGAGTATTCTGCTATCTTCTGGATCTATTTCGTATCCAAATGGAATTGTTCTTGCTACACGTGGGATTGAGACCCATACATTGTCTTCTTTTAAGTCTGTCGGTTGAGGTAATTTCCACTTACCTACTGGTTTAGTCATTACACATACATTCACTTATACCATTTCCACATACGCACATTTCTTCTTCTACTGCTTTAGCTGGCATTAACATGACACCACCCTTTGCTTCTACTTGCATCTTCTCTGTCTTAACAAGACCAGTACGATCTAGTAGTTCTTTTGCTGCAGCCATCTTATCACGTATGCCTAACTCAGTAGGATCATACAGTGCACCTACCATAGCCATTGCAGCTTTAGGTACATTACGTGCAAGATAGCTATGTGTTACGTCAAGTATCTCTTCCTTGAGACTATTAGTAATTTCTGTGTTAGTAGTATTAGGTGAGTATCCAGCCATCTTCTTAGCGGTAGTAATGTCACCACCTGCTTCGTCCATAAGGACCGCTAAAAACTTTTGTTGCCGTTCCGTTAACTCACGTGCCATATTACTTCCTTTTACATCAACTCAAAATGTGGACCGTCAATAAATGGTCTACGTCCCTGACTACGGCGAAGATCAATATACTTCATCATTGCCTCTTCTGCAGTGCCGGGATATGTACGTATATCTCCTTCAGACCAAGCTGCACCCCACTTAACGGGTGTGCCTAACTCTTCCGCTGCTTCCTTCATTGCGTCACATAGATCATCATACACGTTTAGTTCCCATACGCCCTTACCGTCTACGTATGCCATAAGGTCTACTGCCCTACCTACTAGGTGATTAGATTTCATAGTCTGTGATTTACCTGCCGCTACAAGTTTCTTTTGTTCTTCTTCTGTACGCATACCATAGATTACACCAAAGTCTACTTTAGTTAATTCTATTGCACGTTCTACAACGTCAATTAAACGACTGTCTACACCTTCTAGTTTGCCAAGGCTACGTGTACTTAATTTAAAACTCATTGTTACTAACCTTTTCTATTCCTATACATTGCACAGATATACCATTATGTACAATCATAACTTCTGCTTTTTTTCTTTGTTGCTCACATATATTTTTATTATCGTATGTGCCTAGTTGAAAGTAATCAAGCGGCATGCCTGAAGTAAGTTGTAGCCATATTAATACCCACATTACTTTTT